GCTGGGCTGCGAAGGTCAAACCTCGTGTCATCATGCTGGAAAACGTCGAAGAGTTCACCACCTGGGGGCCGCTTGGCCCGGACGGGATGCCGTGCCCAAAGCGTAAGGGGCGCGAGTTCCGTGTGTTCGTGAATGCGCTCAAGCGCCAGGGCTACGCCGTGGATTACCGTGAGCTGCGTGCCTGCGATTTCGGCGCCCCCACAATCCGCAAGCGCTTCTTCCTGATTGCCCGCCGCGATGGTCTGTCAATTTGCTGGCCGTCACCTACCCACGGTGATCCGGCAAGCGAGGCTGTAAAGTCCGGCAAGCTCAAACCCTGGCGTACCGCCGCCGAGTGCATCGATTGGTCAATCGAATGCCCGTCAATTTTTGAGCGCAAGCGCGAACTTGCCGATGCAACTTGCCGGAGAATTGCCAAGGGAATCATGCGGTATGTTGTCAACGCAGCTGAGCCGTTTATCACTCCACTGACACATCATGGAGCCCCGCGCATTTACGGAATGGACGACCTGCTTCCTACAGTTACAGCCGCTCACAGGGGGGAGTTAGCTCTCGTCTCTCCTGTGATGACAGAACATGCCAATGCCTCAAGCCCGCGTTGCATGCCCGCTGATGAACCGCTGCGGACGATCTGTGCTCAGACAAAGGGCGGTCACCACGCGCTTGTCAGTGCCTTTCTCGCCAAGCACTACACGGGGGTCGTCGGCAGCGATTTGGGAGAGCCCATCGGCACAGTTACCAGCGTGGATCATCACAGTCTTGTCGCCGCCAATCTGATCCATATGGGGCACGGTGAAGGCAAAGATGGTAGCAAGCGCTTCAGCCACGGTATCCGCTCCGCTGAACTGCCAATCAATACGATCACCGCACAAGGTGCAGCAGCAGGAATCGTCACAAGCAACATGATCAAGCTGCGTGGTGACAACGTCGGCGCCGGTACTGATGAGCCTCTCCATACCATCAGCGCCGGCGGCACGCATCATGCCGAGGTGCGCGCCTTTCTCGTCAAATACTATGGGAATGAACAGGACGGAATTAGTGTATCCGAGCCTTGTCACACAATCCCAACGCACGACCGCTTTGGTCTGGTCACCGTAGCCGGAGAACGTTATGCAATCTCCGACATCGGCATGCGCATGCTCACACCTCGCGAGCTATTCCACGCACAGGGTTTCCCGGCCTCATACATCATCGACCACGGGATAGACGAGGCTGGCAAGCGCATTGAGCTTACGAAGACGGCCCAGGTGCGCATGTGCGGCAACAGCGTTTGCCCGCCGCTATCCCGCGCATTGGTTGAAGCAAACTTTGCACATGAAATGGCCTGGCATCGCGAGCCTGAAAGGATGCAGGCATGACCACGATCCTCGAAGACCTCGAAGCCCTGCAGACGCGGATGGAGCGCATGCAGCTTGCGCTTGAGTTTTACGCAGAGCAGGGCAACTGGAAGCGCCCGACGCAGGGGAGGCGCTGGAGCCGTTGCCCGGCAGACGCGGACAAGGGTTCTCGTGCGCGGAGTGTTTTGCTTGGATTGGGGGATTAGCCATGTTCTCAGAAGTCGTTCAGCAGCCTGATCAGATCAAACCGGTTTTCCTGCAGGCATGGGAAATCGCCAACAGCGAATTGCGCCGGGGGGATCCGGTCGTCATCACTGTCCAGCACCGTACGCGCAAGCTTGAGCAGAACGCGAAGATGTGGGCAATGCTTGGGGACGTGTCGAAGCAGGTCGAATGGTATGGCCAGACGCTCACCTCCGAAGAATGGAAGGACGTTTTCACGGCAGCGCTGCGCAAGGAAAAGGTCGTGCCAGGCATCGGCGGCGGATTCGTGGTGTTGGGCCGCTCGACTTCGCAGATGAGCATCAAAGAGATGGCCGAGCTGATCGAGCTGATGGAGGCGTTCGGGGCTGAACGCCAAGTGCGCTTCACGGCTCCGAAGTGGATGCGGGAGGGATCATGACCTTTGTCATCCGATACGCCTACGCCGGAGTCAAGGGCACAGAGCGCGTGCATGCAGCGGTCCCGCCGCTGACGATCTGCGAAGCGCTGCAGATTCTGGCTGAGCCGGTCGTTAAGCGCCTGCCGCGCGGCGCATACGTTTGCGTGCTGGCGATTGTGGAGGGCGGGTTATGAGCAGAATCGTATGTCAGTTTTCGTGCGGCGCAGCGTCTGCAGTGGCTACCAAACTTTCAATTGCCCAGTACGGTAATCGCTGTGTAATTCTTAATGCTTTCATCAAAGAAGAACATCCAGACAATCGCCGTTTTCTAGCTGAATGTGAAGCATGGTTTGGAATGCAAATTAACGTTTTGCGCGATAACAAATTTGACGCAAGCGCAATCGAAGTGTTTGAGCGAGTGGGATATATCAAAGGCCCTCTGGGCGCTGCTTGCACGAAGAGAATAAAAAGAGGATTGCTTAAAACCTTCGAGAAGCCGGGAGATGTCTTGGTTTTGGGGTTTACGGCTGAAGAGCAAGATCGACTTGACGATTGGAGGCAACACTGGCCTGACCGTCCAATTATTACGCCTTTGATAGAGAAGGGACTTACTAAAGACGACTGCAAGATAATGGTCCAGCGCGCAGGAATAGAACTCCCGTTGATGTATAGACTAGGTTATGCGAATGCAAATTGCATTGGCTGTGTAAAAGGTGGCCTCGGGTACTTCCGCGCGATTCGTGAAGACTTTCCGGAACAATTCGAAAGACTAGCGAACGCAGAAGCAAAAGTGGCGGATCTGCATGGGGAGAGTGCTTACATCCTGCGGCATCGGTCTGGCCCGCTGAAAGGAAAGAGATTTCCCCTAAGGGAATTATCTGCAGGGAAAGCCGAACGGAATGAGTCATTGCCAGAGTGTGGGGTATTTTGCGAGCTCGCCGAACAGGAGTACGCAGCATGAGCACCGCACGCCCCTCCAAGATTGTCGCCCGTACCGGCGATATGCCGCCCACCGGCAAGCGTGAGCCCACTGCATACCGTTCGCGGGACTGGATGGCGGCAGTGGCCAGCATCGGCACATGCGTGCTGTGCGGGCAGTACGGCGTCCAGGTAGCTCACCGGAACGAAGGCAAGGCCAAGAGCCGCAAGAACGACGATTGCCTCACTGCCGCCCTGTGCCCAGCGTGCCACACGGAAATTGACCAGGGCAAAGACCTGACGCGTGAAGAACGCCGCGCACGGATGGACAAAGCCATCGTTTTAACGCTGCAGGCGCTGGTTCGCGCCGGAAGGGTGAAGGTGTCCAATGAATGATCTGTCTCTGGCCGGCATGCTGCTGGCACCGCACAAACCTGCCCCGCGCATTACCCCGCAGCGGTTGAGCATTCGCGGATATGTCCGGCAGTCACGGGCGCCATTTTTGGCCGCGCAGATGGCCCTGGCCACCGGCACTTGCTACGACACTGCGCGGCGTCTGCTGCACGAATATGAGAAGCGCGGGCTGGTGCGCCGTTGCCGCAGGCTCAGCCCGGTCTATTTTGAGGCCACATGGCTGGGCCGGCAGAGGGGGAACGTATGACGCTGCCCGCCCGGATGTTTCGCGACCCCGCAATCGTTTATGAAGACAAGGAGGCCCACTCATGCAAGGGATGTGCTCACGAAGAGACGGTGCAGATGTTCGGCAAGCGGCACGACTACTGCAAGAAGGGCCAGCGGCACGGCTGGCGCTGCAAGAAATATCAGGAAAGGGCCAGCAAATGAATGAACTGACTGATTACCAGCGCATGCACGTACTTCTTGAAGATTGGGCGCGGTGGTCGGAGCGGTACCACATCAATCTCGGGGCGCAGACGCACTCGGTGGGGTTTGCCTCGGGCGGGTCAAGCCGGACTTTCGATGACCTCTGTGATGCCGCCGACGATCAGCAAATGGAGGTTATTGATGCGTCCGTCTATTCGCTTATCCCGATCCATCAAGCGGCGATCTGCAAAGCTTTTGGCTTGTGTGCGGTCTGGCGTTTCCCTCGCCAGAACTACGAGCAGGTGCTGGAAACAGGGCTGGCCCAGTTGCTCACACTGTTTCGGAAGAAGGGTGTGCTGTGATGGATTGCAAAATAGGCCTTGACGTTTTTATGATCATGGTCTACATTCAGGGGGTTGGGGCAAGTCGCGCCCAAAAGAAACCCGCCAGGAGCAATCCTCGCGGGTTTTTGCGTTTACCCCTTGCCGAAAGGGGGTGATCCTCGTCTCCCCGCGCTGTGAAGCGCCACCGTCCCGTAGATGGACACAATCAGCCAAACAGCCGTGAGGTATAGCCCACAACGGCGCCGGACGCTGTAACCGGCACCCACACGCCAGCCGCCGTCATCCCGCTGCAGCCCACACAGCGCGAACGCAGAGCCGAGGATCGTTCGGCGGCTGACTTGTGAGTAATCGCCGGAGGCCCGTATGGACGAAGACCTGGAAGACGCCGTATGCGACCTCAAGGCTGCGCTGTACGGGGCGCTGGACGCCACCCCGAATTGCCGGGCGGTGCTGCGCGCCCTGGCTGAGCTGTTGATCGAATATTCCCCCGACGACATCTTCGCCGAGGCCATTTTTACGGAGACGCTGAGCGATGCTGATGCTGGCTGTCTCACGGTTCACTGAGTTTTTTGTTGTCTCCTCCTCCTCCCATAGGGAATTGACCCCGGCCACGTGCCGGGGATTTTTTCTGAGCTACTAAATAGCGGGGCGGGAGTCAAAAAACACGGGTTTTTATCTGGCCAACCTACTATATGTAGTAGTGGAGAAAAAATAATGGCGCTAAACGACAAGCAGCGCCGCTTCGCGGATGAGTACCTGATCGACCTCAACGCCACGAAAGCGGCAGAGCGAGCAGGGTACAGCCCGAAAACAGCAAACGAGCAGGGCGCTCGGTTGTTAGCAAATGTTAGTGTCCAGGCATTGCTCACCGAGTGCATGCAGGCCCGCGCCAAGCGCACTGAAATCACGCAAGACAGGGTGCTGCAGGAGATTGCCCGGATCGCGTTTTTCGACCCGCGCACCCTGGTTGATGAAGAGGGTAAGCCGATCCCCCTGAAGCAGCTTGATGCTGACTCGGCGGCGGTCGTCGCCGGGCTCAAGCTTGAAATGCTCGGGGCTGTGCGCGAGTACAAGATCGCTGATAAGCTCAAAGCGCTTGACCAGTGCATGTCACATCTCGGCATGGGGAAGACAAAGGTTGAGCTGACGGGGTCGGGCGGTGGCCCGGTGCTTACTGGACAGGTCACACCCGAGCAGCTCGCCGAGGCCGTCCGTAATGTCCGAGACAAGTTTTAGCGACGCCGAGCGCCTGGCGGCAATTGGGTGGGCACGCGAGGACCTCTACGAATTTACGCGCTGGATGTTTTTGCATCGGCGCGGGTACCGCTGGCAGGCAGCCAAGCACCACAAGTTGATTTGCGACGCGCTCATGCGGGTGCATCGGGGTGAGTGCAAACGGCTGATCATCAACATTCCGCCGCGCTACAGCAAAACGGAGCTGATCAAGAATTTTGTGGCCTGGTCGTTTGGTCGCAACCCAGACTGCGAGTGGATCTACACCAGTTACTCAACTCGCCTGGCGGCGGCAAGCTCTTGGGATGTTCGCGGGCTGATCCAGGACCCCGAGTACCAGTCGATTTTCCCTGACGTCGTTTTGCGCGACGACAGTCAAGCTAAGGACGAGTGGCGGACGGCTGCGGGCGGCATCATGTATGCCACTGGCTCGGGGGGGACGATTACCGGCTACGGAGCAGGCAAGCATCGAGATGGATTCTCGGGCGCGATCATCATAGACGACCCCCATAAAGCCGACGAGGCGCGGTCTGATGTGATCCGGCAAGGTGTTATCGACTGGTTCCAGAACACACTGGAAAGCCGCAAAAACAGCCCGGACACGCCCGTCATTGTCATCATGCAGAGGCTGCACGAAAGCGATTTGGCTGGATGGCTGCTCAATGGCGGGAATGGCGAAGAGTGGGAACACCTTTGCCTGTCGGTCTGGAATGACGACGGCACGCCCTTGTGGCCGGAAAAGCACGACGCCGAAGCTCTGCGCAGGATGGAGACGGCGGCGCCGTATGTTTTTTCTGGACAGTATCGACAGCGACCAGCGCCGCCGAACGGGGGCATATTTAAACCGGACCAGATGCGTATCATTGATGCAATCCCGGCTGAGCGCATCGAATGGGTGAGAGGATGGGATTTCGCGGCGACGGAAGAGTCGGCATCTTCGAAAGATCCTGACTGGACTGTCGGTGGCAAGCTGGGCAAGCTGGCGGATGGCCGGCTGGTCATTGCTGACATTGCCAGGTTGCGAGCAGGCCCTGATGAGCGAGACGCTGCACTGACAAACACTGCGGGGCGTGATGGGGCTCTAGTAAAAATTAGCATCCCGCAAGATCCCGGACAAGCAGGCAAGACGCAGGCGCTGTACCTGACCCGCAAGCTGGCCGGATATCCAGTGCATACCTCCCCGGAGTCTGGCGACAAAGTGACGCGGGCTGAGCCGCTGGCTGCGCAGATCAACGTCGGCAACGTACTGATGCTGAAAGCCCCCTGGAATGACGCGCTAATCAGCGAAATGCGACTGTTCCCAAACGGCGCACATGACGACCAAATTGACGCGCTGTCGCGGGCCTTTGAACGGCTGATCGGCAGCAACACCGGCATGCTCGACTACCTGCAATCGCAGGCTGAGCAGGCCCGACAACGCAAAGAAGGAATGCTGAAATGACCATTGCTTACCGCCTGCCGGGCAATCAGATGACCATCAACATCGACGGCGCCATGCTGCGCGCTGCTGATGACGGATTTTTCCGCGTCGATTCCGGGTCACGTGCAGAGGCCGTGCTGCTCGCTGGCGGCGCTCAATTGGCCCCGGCTGGCGCAATCCCCGGGGATTCGTCGGATGTCGGCCTCACCCTCCCGGAGGTGTTGGCAGCCAGATCAGTAGTAGCTGGATACTCTTCGGATATTTATATTGGATCAAGAACAGGAAGAAAACTTGTAATTTGGGGAGACAGCACCGCCGCGCAAAATGATGCTAGTAATTCTGGCTATCGGTATCTCGGTAATGCGTGGGTACAGAAAGGGCTGTACTGCGCAGGGAATCCTCTTGACGTTGTCAACGTGGGTGGAAATAGCGGGCTGCGAACCGACCAAATTATTCCAAACTTTGCCGCCCAGGTTTCTGCATATTCGCCCGATTATGTGCTGTTGCCTGTGTGCACAAATGACCTTATCCAAGGGTATGGGAATTCAGCCGCTATCAATGGCTTGATGACAATGGTCGGCCTTGTCGAGAGTATCGGTGCAGTTCCCATTTTAAGCTGCCTCACCCCTGGCGATACTTGGGCCTCAAGTAGTGCAAATAGGGCTCTCTGGAAAACGCATAACACACTCGTCCGATCCATTGGCGCTGCGATGGGATATCCAGTATGGGACGGGTCTTCCGCATTCGCAATCACGGCAGGCGAACCGGATGCAATAGTCGGCACAAATGACGGCATCCATATGAACAACACCGGAACAGAGTATCTCGCTCCCGTACTCGGTGCGTTTTTCAAACAGCATTTCCCCCGTCGAAAGCTTGGGTCGCAGTTGGCAACCGGCAATCTCTGCACAAACCCGCTATTGACCGGGACGGGTGGGGCAAAACAATCTGGTGTTACGGGCGTGGTACCAGATGGTTGCACGGCAGCACAGGTTGCTGCATCTGTATCTAGCGTAGCGCTTAGAACTGATGGGGGACCGGGCAATTGGTGGCAGCAGTCGTTGACTCTTGCTGCGGGCACAGGATCAGTTTGGTATTTCGGAACCGCAACTCTTGCTGCTGCAGGTTTGGCCGTTGGTGATATCGTAAGGGCATCGGTTGATGTCGAGCTTGATAACGGAAGCTCTGGTTTGCATAGTATTGCCTTGAATATGTCATACACAGGGGGCTCTCAGACTTTGGCAATGTCCAATAATGACGCCACCAACAATGGTGTCGCAATCATAGGGGCTATCAAAAGACAGTTAGCTACTCCAAAAATTGCAATACCTTCTGGCACTACTGCAATCGGCATGTATCTGACAGTACAGACGAATACTTCAGCCGGTTCGGCTGTTGTTAGAGTCGGCGCCCCCAGCATCGTTAAGGTCTCCTGATTAGGCGCGTTTTAGAACTACTCCCCAGCCCGCCCTGCGCGGGCTTTTTCGTGCCCGTTCTTTCTGGATCCGCTATGGCTACTTTTTCTGATCTTGAGCCGTACATCGCTGGCGATGTAGCAGGCTGCAACCACACTTCATAAAACACAGGACAATCACATGTCACGCAACGCTCAAGGCCAAGCGATAGCGCCGGGTATTGTCGCGCAAGTCGCGGCGGGCCTGCGCTACGCGTTCACTGGCAATGCGCCGGATTGGTTCGGCCCGTTCAACCCGATGCCGCCGGCGGTATCTGGCGAGCAGGCCCAGCAAGCCGGGGTGGCTGGCCGGCGGTACGATTACCCGGTCGGTGCCAACGTCAATTTCCAGCCGCGTGCAACCGAGGCAATCAGCTTTCCGACGCTGCGTGCACTTGCCGAAAATTACGATGTGTTGCGGCTCGTGATCGAGACACGCAAAGACCAAGCGTGCTCACTCGCGTGGGGCATCCAGCCGAAGGACAAAACCAAGAAGCCCGATGACCGTTGCAAAGCCATCGAAGATTTTTTGGCGATGCCCGACCAGGAACATACGTGGGATGAGTGGCTGAGAATGCTGCTTGAAGACATGTATGTCATCGACGCTCCGACGCTCTACATCCGGCGCACGAAGGGCGGACAGCTCTTTTCGCTGGAGCCCATCGACGGCGCGACGATTCACCGTGTCATTGACGCGACCGGGCGCACGCCGATGGATGGCCCGGCTTACCAGCAGATCTTGAAGGGCGTGCCGGCCGTTGATTACACGCTCGACGAGCTGATCTACAAGCCTCGCAACATCCGCACGCACAAGCTCTACGGCTACTCGCCCGTCGAGCAGATCATCAACACGATCAACATCGCGCTGCGTCGTCAGATGATGACGCTCAACTACTTCACGGAGGGGACGGTACCGGATGCCCTGGCCGGCGTGCCGCTGGACTGGACGCCACAGCAGATCAAGGAGTTCCAGGACTACTGGGATATGCTGCTGCAGGACGACATGGCATCGCGGCGCAAGTTGAAGTTCGTGCCCGGCGAAATCGCCAAAAACTTCCACGAAGTCAAGGCCCCGCCCCTCAAGGATCTGTTTGACGAATGGCTGGCGCGTGTTGTGTGTTTCACCTTCTCCATCGAGCACACCGCTTTCGTTTCCCAGGTCAATCGCGCGACGGCGGAGACCACCCGCGAGCAGTCCCTCGCAGAAGGCCTTGCATCCACGAAGCAATGGATCAAGGTACTCATCGACCGGATCATCCTTCAGTGCTTCGGTTACACCGATCTGGAATTCGCGTGGGCGCCTGGCAAGATCATCGATCCGGCTGTGCAGCAAGTTGTGCTGAGCGGATATGTCACCGCCAAGATCCTGACCGACGACGAAGCGCGCGCGGAGATCGGCAAAGACCCGCTCACCCCCGAGCAGCGCGAGACCATGTCCCCGCCGCCACCGGTGATGGGTGGCGATGAAAAAGACCCGGACGGAGCTGACAAGGAGCCGCCATCTCCGGATGCCGGGAAGGTGCACAAGCGAAAAAAAGCACATCGGCAGATCGACAGGGATCGGTCTGCCGTGGCCACGAACACAAAGGCTTTTACTGATCTGATGTCCGGATACCTCTCCGGCAAGAAGGCGGGGATCATCAAGCAGTGCTGCGACCTCTTGAGTGCAGAGAAGCTGGAGAAGAAAGAGAAGGGCATCGACGATATCGATATCGACTTCTCCGATCTGCCGGAGGACGCCAAGGGCATCTTGGCCGCGATGGCGGTCGATGGCGGCGACGAAGCCCTGGCTCAATTCGACGTCTTCGACGAAGAGACGCTGAAGCTCGTGCGCCAGCAGGCGACCGAGTGGGCAGATGACCGCGCTGCAGAGATGGTCGGCATGAAGTGGGTCGATGGCGAGCTTGTCGAAAACCCGGACGCTGAATGGCAGATCACCGAGGGCACGCGTGAATTCCTGCGCTCCGACGTTGAAGCCGCGCTGGATGAAGGCTGGAGCACCGACGAGCTGAGTAGTGCGCTCGAAGAAAACTACGCCTTCTCGGAAGAGCGCGCCGACATGATTGCCCGCACTGAGATTGCCCGAGCGGACGTGGAAGGCACACGCGCCGGGTGGGACGAGATGGGCGTGCAGCAAGAAGAGTGGAGTGCGTCTCCAGGATGCTGTGACGCATGTCAAGAACTGGATGGTCAGATATTCGATCTTGGTGCCGCGCCCTTTCCGCAACATCCAAATGACGAATGCGCCCTTTTACCCGTCATTCCTGACGACGAATAGAGCATCACCACCCAATCCGAACCCGGCCGCGCGCCGGGTTTTTTATTTGGAGAATCGCAATGGCACTCAAGAAGCTCTTTGCTGAAATCAGCAAGGTCGAAGAGCAGGACGACGGCACGATCAAGGTGTGGGGCTTCGCCAGCTCTGAGGCTGTTGATTCGGACGGCGAGGTCATCACTGCGGATGCAATGAAAGCCGCGCTGCCCGACTACATGAAGTTTGGCGCGGTGCGCGAGATGCACCAGCCGCTTGCCGCCGGCACCGCGATTGAAGCGAGTGTGCAGGAGGATGGCAAGACCCTCTTCGGCGCGCACGTGGTTGATCCGGTTGCGGTCAAGAAGGTGCAGTCGAAGGTCTACAAGGGCTTCTCGATCGGCGGCAAGGTCACAAAGTCCGAGGGCAACACGATCACCGGACTGAAGCTGGTTGAAGTCTCCCTGGTGGATCGCCCGGCCAACCCGGAGGCCGTCTTCACGGTTGTGAAGATCGAAGACTCCACCGATCCGATTGATGTCCTGGCCGACATCCTGAACAAGGGCGAGATCACGCCCGAGCGCCTCCTCGAATTGATCAAGGCCGACAAGCCGGCGGAAGCCGACCCGCAGAAGCAGGTTGAGCCGGAGCCCGAGATCAAGAAGGGCATGTGGAGCGTGCAGGACTTTGCCGGCGTACTCAGTACCCTCGGCTGGATTGCCCGCGATGCCCAGGACGAGTCGATGTACGAGGGCGACGAAAGCCCGATCCCTGCCGCTCTGCGTGCGTGGCTTGCTGCTGGCATTCAGATCTTCAAGGACATGGCGGCCGAAGAAACCGCCGAACTGCTGGCAGGACTGAAGGCTGCGGCCGGCGAAGTGGATGTGCTTGAGCTTGCAGACAAAGGTCTCGACCTCTCCAAGACGGCCCCCACCGAAGACCTCACCAAGGCCGGCAAGCGCTTTTCCAAAGCGACGAAGGATGCCCTCGGGGCGATCCACAAAGCCGCTAAGGACGCATGCGACCACTTGGACAAGCTCGGCTACAACAACGATGACGACGAGGATGACGCCGGCAAGGCTGCGCAGGCAGATCTCGTCAAGGCCGAAGTTGCCCAGGTCGCCGAAATCGCCAAGGGCGTCGGCATCCAGATCACCGAAGGCGCTGACGCCGCCGATCTGCTGAAAGCCACGGTTGCCGAGCTGCTTACCGTCCGCAAGTCACTTGCCGATCTGCAGGCTCAGCCTGAACCCGCCAAGGGCGTCAAGACCGTCGTCGTAAGCAAGACGGAAGACGTCGCAGGCGCATCCGAGCCTGCAGTCGCCCCGGTCAAAAAGGACGACGGGACGGTGGACGAAGTCACGACCCTCATCAAGGCCGCTCAGGCCAAACCCATCAGCTTGTAACCCACCCGCTCACGGGTATTTTTAAAACGGAGAAACGCCATGTCATCTCTCAATGAGACCCTGGAGCTGGTCAAAACGGCCCAGAAAACCGCCTCGGCAGAAATCGCCAAGGCATTCACCCAGCCGGGATCGGCCACCACCGGTCTGCAAGGCTATGACCTGGAAGCGCCGGCCAAGAGCCTTTACCCGGTCCTGACGCCGCTGCGCAACAAGATTCCGCGTCGTGGTGGTGGTATTGCTACGCAGGCCAACTGGAAGGCCATCACCGGCGTCAACACCACCAACCTGCGCGCCGGCGTGTCGGAAGGCAATCGTGGCGGCGTGATCAGCCAGACTACCGCCGAATACTTCGCCGCGTATCGTGCTATCGGTCTGGAAAACAACGTCACGTTCGAAGCCGACTACGCTGCGCAGGGCTTCGAAGACCTGAAGGCGCTGGCTGTCCGCCAGTCGCTGGAAGCCACGATGATCAGGGAAGAAATGCTGATCCTCGGCGGCAACACCTCGTTGGCATACGGTACGCCGGTCACGCCGACGCTGGTCAACAACGCATCCGGCGGCACGCTGGCCGCCCAGACCTGGAGCGTCATCGTTGTTGCCCTCGGTTTGCAGGCCTACTGGGATGTTGCCGGTGCGAACAACGGCCGCGTGGGTCAGTCGCTCTCGATTGCCTCGGCTGTCGTGCCCA